CCCCAATCATCCGGCATAATCGCCTCCATATTATCCAACGTCAAAAGCGGGTGCGCACCTTGAAAATACAACCCGCTTTCCGTCTGCGTTAAATTGTCGTCTATCGCCTTTGCCGGGTCGTATGATTGCTCCCACCCGCACACATTTTTTAACGCTTCGCATATTTCATTTATTCTTATCATAAAAACGCCCATTTATTTCCCATATTAGGAATTAAGATTGCAATAAAAAAGAGGGCGGGGATAACCACCCCGTCCCCTCGGTTAAATAATTGTTCCGTTTTCCGGCTTATGCGCCTGCACCTCCGGCGGGAAATTCCCCGGCGTTGGTTACATATACAGGCATACCCAAAGGTACATTTTCCGCACGTGCTGCAATCTGCGCTTTGATAATCGGATTTGCAATGTTTGTTTGGTCGCTGTTGTAAGCAATTACAAACGCAACGTCTGCGCTAAATCCAAAATATTCTTTCACGTTGCACGTCATATCGGCACTCGCTTCGCCTGCTGTCTGTGACTGGTCGCCAACTGCTGTGTAATAGTGCGAACCAACGGGCAAATCAATGTACGGCAAACGTACAATGTCCCATTCGTGGAAATTCGCACGGGTGCGGTTCAACGCCTCACGGTCAACACGTGTTAAAACGCCAACGTTACCATCCTCTACGGCAAAGAATGTGCCGTTTTTGCTAGTTTCATTTACGACGTTGTTTGTATAATGGAACACTTTATTTTCGTATTCCATACGCTTGTTTACGTTGTTATAAATACCGTGCTGTGCCAATTTTTTAACAAGGCTGTCAATTCCGGCGTTACCTACGACGTGAACCAAACCCGGATAACAATTTGCACGCATAATCGGGTTAATATCGCCCATAATTTCGGTTGCCATCTGCGTTGGAACATCAATAACGCTGGCGACGAAATTGTAATTCAACTTGTCTTTCAATACGTTGGTTTTTCCTGCCTCCAACGCTGCAACGGCTGCTTGGTCTAACGAATTTGCAAACGCTCTGCAAACCTTTTCCATTTTGCGGTTGAAATCGTGGCCATACGAAATTTCGTTGTTCATATACAACGTTGGCACCATTGTAAAGCCGACGGAATATGTCGCCCAAACCACGGTATAAAGTGCGGACGTGTTTTCATCGTCCGGGATAACACACGTACGAACGTTGCTAACCGTAACGTCGCCATCGTAATTGATAACCGGAACTTGTACCGTATTTCCGATTGAGGCAAACGCACGTTCACGCAATTTCGGGGACAAAATGGAATTTCCGGCGTAGGTCTGTTCAATGAAAAAATCCAATGCGCCATACTCGCACGGGCGGGTCATATTACGGTCTAACTCCGGGTTTTCTACTCGCCAATTCTGTAATCTTGTTGCAATTAAACTCATAGTCTTTTTATTTTAATTTGTTATTAAATGCGGGTTTACCCATTACCCGGTTATCTCTCCGGCAATTTGTTAATACTATTTTCCTGCCAAACCTTTCTCATATCTTCGTCAAACTCTTTGGAACCTACCGTTTTACCTTGCGCCATCAATTGTTTTGTAATAAGTTCGTACGCCTCTGATTGCGTTTTGGCCCCGCTTACGTCCAATGTAATTCCGCCGCCTCCGGCACCGCCTGCGGGCTTATTTGTGCCGCCTCCTGGCTGTTGTCTTTGCTGCTCCAATACTCCCATCGTTCCCAATTCTTTTGTCAGCAACTCGGCGGGCGTGAATGGGTTCAACTGATTGTTTGGATTGCGCATAATTGCGCCGCTTGCATCTTTGAACGCCAAAACCTTTCCGCCGTTTCCGTCGTCTATATATTCCGGGTTCATGCCTTTTACTTTTTCGGTCGCCTGCGCCAAAATAACCTTTGTTACGCTTTCCGGGAATCCTGCTTTGAATTTAAGCCCGGCGGCGGCTGTCTGCAATGCGTTGTCAATTCTTACTCCGAACAATTCTTTTTCGTGGTTTGCCTTTTCTGCCTTATACTTGGTTGTCAACTCGGTAAACTGCGTTGTCACGTTCTGCAAATCTGCTTTTGCCTGCTTCAATGCTTTCACGGTTTCCGCATCTGCCGCACCATCGGCAATTGCCTTTTCCAAACGGGCTTTTTCCTTGGTCAATGAATCAAGCTTCGATTGCAGCCCGGTTGCGCCATCGGCTTTTGTTTTCATTTCCCCCATTACACGTTTTGCGTAATCATACGTTTTTTCGGTTCCATTTTTAGCGATACCGGAAACCGCCAAAATATCGGCATCCAAAGCCCCGTAAATTTCGCCCGTTTTCTTGGCAATAACGCTGTTTTCGTCATTCTGCGATAATGTTGTTATCGCTGTAATCTGTTCGTCAGACAATCCCGACAAAGCCGCATTTGCAACTAAAATTTCTCTCGTTAACATAATATTCTTACCCTTTGAATTAATTAAGTGCGATTGCTTCTACTGCTCCGCTTTTTGCGTTAATAATATCAATTGTGTATTTTGGGGAATCCCCGGTTGTGTCAACCAACCAACTAACAACACGTGCATGGCTGATTTTCTTTTCAACCTCTTTTGTTACCAAAATAACGTCGGTAATTGTTCCGCCCTCAATACATTCAATCAACTTTTTCTTTGTGTCGCTGTTCAATGCTGCGGCGGTTGTGGTTACTTCAATAACCAAATTGTCTTGCTGTGCAATCTGTGCCATATTCGTAATTTTTAATGGTTAAATATTCTCGTTGTTTTCCGGGCTATCGCCTGCCGCTTCCTCTGCTTCTGCTGTTTTTTCGGCTTTTGGTTTTCGTCCGGCTTTCTTTGGTTCTGCTGGGATAACTCCGGCGGCTGTCAGTTCTGCAATAATTTCGGCTTTCATTTGTTCACGTTCTGCCGCCTTTGCTTCTGCTGCCGCCTTTGCTGCTGCTTCTGCCTTTGCTCGTTTGCTGGCTTCAATCTTTTCTTTGTTCGCTGCCTCCCAAACGTTCGGGTCGTGCATAATGTCAACTTTATAACCCATTTTTCGCAAATTGTGCAATCCGAATGTTTCAAAGAACTTTTTTCCGAAAACCTGCATACGTGGTCGTGAAATTCTTTCGCCCGTTTCTTGGTTGAATTTTACGACCTCAATACGACAATGGTAAAAACTTTCCTCGCCTTGCGGCACAATGAAATTTTCCGGGGTAACGTCCAACAATCCGACGTCCTTTGTTTTACCCTCTGTTTCTGCTTTCACTCGCATAATCATAAAATTTATTTGTTATTACTTCAATTTTCTTGGAAAATGGTATTTGGCTGCCAAATTCCAAAACGTTTGTATTCTCACGTTCAAACCTACGTACAAAATTAGCGAAATTCAATTTAATGCGCAATTCATCCTCGGTGATTAGCTGTTTTTCGTACAATTCTAATACTTCCGGACGTGTCAAATGTCGGTACGGCTCCAATTCTGCCAACACTAACATACGTTGCATTTGTATTGGGTCGTGTCTGTACTCCGTTTCGATAATCTGATTTTGTAGCGCATCCAATTCCCCCTCGCTTGCTCCGCTTTCTTTCGCCATCTTATAACGTTCTCGCAATTGGGTTGCATCAGACAAATAAAACTCGGTGCCATAATTGATTTTTGCCGAAACAAACATTGTTCCATAACGCAAACGGCAAACGGTTTCGTCAACGAACTTTTGCGCCGCCTCAAAGCTTTTTTTTACTCGGTTTAATACCGTGCTTTGGCTTTCAAAATTGGCTTTAATTTGCTGTTCATTTAATGCTTCACGGGTTGTTATTCCCTCGTTGGTACCAACAACCGCCGTAATTATGTTTGTACGCAACCGTTCTTCCTCGCTAACGTTATAATCCAAACTATTACGGTCAACGGTCAACATCTGAACCGGGTTGCGCAAATCCGGCTGTTTGTCGCCGTCCGGTACCGGAATTTCAATGAATGAACCAACCCCGACAATTCGTTTATCTCCGCATTTCGGGCAACGCATCAATAAACCCGCTTGGTCTAATTTATAATAGCCTTGTTTATCTTTCAAAAACCCGCCGTCGCAATAATCGCCGTTTTCGCCGTTCGTAAAATCGCAACTTTGTTCATATCCGGAATAAATCGGGTACGACCCGTACATATCCAAATTTTTCTTTGATAAATGATAAAAAAGGAACCAATCTAAACTTTCCAACTCGGTTGTTAACGGGGACGCCTTAACGTCCGGTTCTCTCAAACTCAATGGTTCGTCCCAAAAAAAACGTGCTGGGCAATATCCCAAATCGTGCGGGCTATCAATCAGCAATTCGCCAATATTGCCTTTTTCCTCGGTAAATACCCGGTATCGTTCATCGTCAATTACGGCAATACGGTTGTCGTCCTGCCGGAATATTATCCAACGCATAACGCCCGTTGTTTTGTCTGACTTGTATGAAATAACGTGTTCTATTGGCAACCAATAAAAGTACGGTTGCGGGTAATTATCGCCGGGGGATTGCTCTTTTGGCAAATCAACAATTAATACGCTGTTAATTTCGGTTTTGAAATATTCCCATCCCTTTGTGCTCCAAATTTCGGGTTCTTCCAATACGTGTTGTCTGTAATACTCCCAATCGTCCCTTTGTTCGCTGTTCATAAACTGATAATTGAACGCCGGGTTACGACCGTCAAAAATGCGGCTCAACTTATCAAAACAAACGCCCGTTACCTCGTTTGTCTTTACGGGGTAACGGAACAATGTTTTGAACACTTTGAATTTGTCTGCGGGTATAAGGTTTGAAACATAAGCCAAAAAATCGGTCACGGGTTGCGTAATGTATGGCGTCAACGCCTTTTCCGCATGAAATCGTATGCGGTTTTGGTGGTAAATCGCCCTACTTATCGCCGCTTTGTTCCGTGGCTCCGTTATCTGCTTTTTTATTTCTCTTATATCTAAGCCCATTTTCTTTGTCAAATTCAAATTTACTATTTTCCGGTAACTGCCAACCGCCGTTATTTGGCATTTTTAAAAGTCTTTCGGCGTGGCTAACTTCAAAATCTCGTGTCGTTTTCAATGTTTCATTTTCCAACGTCACAATTGTTTGTTTACCCTGCTGCTGCATTTTTTAAGTCTGTTAGCGGGTTAAAATCTTCCGGTACGATAATAGCCAAATCATCCGACCAATTAGGTAAAAACGTCCATTGTATTGCGTTGCTATCGGGTGCCTCAAATCCTCCCAATGTTTTATCCCCGATAAACAAAGAACGAATTGGAATAGGATAATGCGTTGTTGTTATTTTCGGGTCTTGCAATGCACCAATTGCGCCGTTTTCATCAAACAAATAAACCCCCAAATTTTGGGAATCGCTTTCACATTGCAAATCTTTCAATGCTTTAATCAGTGATTGCGGCATTTTACGCATAACCGCCGTAAATGGGGTTGGCTCACGTCCAATAATTTCTTCAATACCGCCCAACGTTTCGTTTCCTCCGCCGAACGTACGGGGTGCGCCTGCTTCTGCTGTCGGTGCTTGGATATACGGGGAGACAACAACTTTCGTGTCGTCATCTGCCGATAACAACGGCGTCCATGACGCGTTTTTCCCAATACCCGCCGGCGTGGTAAATGAATTTTTTCCTCCGGTGTTTTTATACAATCTCTGAAACGCTACTTTCTGAATCTGTCCGAAACTCTCGGCACACGTAAAGTTTGGAATGTTTGGCAACGCTGTTGCTGCCGGGCATTTACAAATAGCCATAATCTTAATTTTTTAACGTTAAAACTTTTGTTATTATCTCCGGGGGCTAACCCTTTGCCCCATTACTTATTGCAAAATTATAATATTTTCGACTAAATCCTTGCATATATGAAATAAAATACTAATTACGACGTTTAATTCCCCTTGTTGCTTGGCTGTATGGTCTTGTATCGCCGTCCGCCAATTCCTTTTCATATATTCCGGTCAAACCGTCCTCCGGGTCGTCATGCTCATTTGCTGGGAAATCACGCAAAAACCCGGTTACGTGTTCATGTATCTTTGGAAAACGTTCCTCCCATCCTAACGGCATTATGATTTGGGCGTTGACGCTTGCCGAATTTGTTATAATGCGGCTTTCCTTGTTGGCACCTTGGTAAAATGGTTCGGAAATCGCTTTTATCTTTTTACGTATCAACTTTTCAAACCCGGCACCGCCGTTGTTACTTTCAATCCATGCTTTTTGCGTTCCACAACGGTTTATCATTTCCGGGACGGTAACGGATGTTACTTCTGTATTTTCCTGCGTAAATACCATGTCAGTAATTAGCGCATACAAAATCGGTTCAAACCGTTTCTTTTGTTCGTTCCATGCCTCATTACCGGATTTGTAAACGTCATAACACGCCGAAAATGTAAAGTCGTCGCCCTCGTCTGCCACGTCTGTATAATTACCACTACGCACGAACGTTCCCCATTCTGATTTGTCAACGTACGTTCTGAACGGGTTCCGGTACAATCTACCCTCTGCGCTTCCTGGGTTTCCTTGGTCTAAGCATTGAAATTGTATTGGGTCTAACGCTCTTTCACGCTCCAATTTTACCCGGCTGTGCATACTCTCCCATAAAGCCGCCCCCGGTTCCCTTGGGTCAATCTCGTTTGGTTCCCCGGTTTTCAACGCTTCAAAGTTTATGCGAACCCATGCACCATCCGGAATATTTTTAATGCTGTCCCAACTTTTAATATCAATAATCTTTTCGCCTCCCTTTTCAATCTTACCAATCAAATCCTCCTCATGCCATCGGGTAAATACAATCAGTTCTTGCGATTTATTGTGCAAACGCTTTTTTACAACGGTCGTGTACCATTTCCACGCCGCATTGCGTACAATCGGGCTGTTACCCTCTGAATAATCTTTGTAAACGTCGTCCATAATCATAACGTCAACGGTCTTTGACGTCAACGCACCGCCACGACCTACAACACGCAACGAACCCTTATGCCCAACCATTTCTATAACGTCAGAATTTCGTAAATACGTGTTTGCCATCGTTACCACATTTGAACCACTCAAAAAGGTTTTCGGAAATATTTCCCGATATTTTGGGGTGTCAATTATTCTTTGTACGTCCCGGTTAAAATCCCTTGCAATTGTGGCGGCATACGAACCAATACAAATTTTTGTGTCCGGGTTCAATCCTAACATAAAAGCGGGTAATTTTCGGCTTGAACCCTCCGATTTTCCGTGCTGGGGCGGAATTTGCACAATCATTTTTTTTATTTCCCCGTGGGCGAACTTATCCAATAGCGTATAATAAACGACGTGGAACGGTTCCAAAGCCAAATCCGGTTGCATGTACCGGGCAAAGTTTATCAGCCTATGGCGTGCCGCCGCTTTTACTATCTCGCCGGGGTTGTTTTTCAATGCTGCATACATTTTAAGCAATTGTTCTTTATCCATTTTGTTTAATTCTTAAAAATAAACCATATATTTTTGTCTTACCCCCGTATTTTTTCTGACTTAAAAACCGGAAATCTTAAAAAACAACCAATTTATTGTTCCATTTTCCATTTGTCGCACGCTTTTTCCGAACGTATTATACTGCGATTTTCGACAAACGGGCATTTTAAACAAATTGGGTTCCCGTCCATATCCAAATTTGAATGGCCGTAATAATATTTACCCCAACCACAACTCCCGCACGTGTGTACGGGTTTCGGTTCATCTTTTTTCTTGATATTATTCTTTGTTGTTCGTACCATCGTCAATTACTCCTTTTTCTGCTAATTGTTTTTTATATTCTGCTGTTTGCAATTTATCGGCGACCGCAAACAACAAATCCTCCGGTATTGCGGCAACATCATATTTCGGCGCATCGCTATTTGTATTTTCTTTCAATCCCGGTATATCAACTTTTATTGGCGCATCAAATCCCAACATCTTTGCCCGGCGTTGCTGCACATTCAAAAGCAAATCCAAAAACCGGGGGTTTCCGGCGGACGTTTCCGTTGTGGTTTCCTCATACCCGTAATATTCCGGGTTGTCGCCATCCTCCAACACTTTACGGGGCTTTGCGTTCTGTCTGTTTTTCTCTCGCAATTTCCCGGTCTTTGAACGTTCCCACGCCTCCCACAATTCAACCTCCATTTTATCCAACTTTAGCAATTCCCGCGTAACGTAATCGTCTATATTTTCCATACGTTCACGTTTCCACTCAATTAGCAATTGTTGCATATCCCAATATACCATTTGTTTTGTTATGGTATAACCGACGCCACGCCGGGCGTTTTCCTCATTCAGACTTTCCGAAATCTCCCTATACGTGTAACCACGTAAAAACAGATTTGAACAAAAAGCCAAATCAAACTCCCTTTGGTCTTTTGTTCGTTTGCACATTTTCGGGCGTCCGCCCCTTTGTCTTTTACTCGCTTCCATTTTTCAAACCTTTTTATAACGGTAAATCTATTTACTTTGCTTTCCTCTCAAACGTCGCTTTCCCTTTGCTTGTTATTTTCGGGGAATTTTCGTTTTAAGCGGGTTTCGTTTGTTCCTTGATACTTTTATTGTCTTTTGTATTTTCGTCGCCCTACGGGACTTATTTTGGCTTTCTTTCGTTCCGGTACCTAAACGGCAAAGCCCCGGTTATAATTCCGGGGCGTTTTTTATGCCTTATATATCTTGTCCCATGTATTTGTATGAATAATTATCTTTGACGGTTCCCCGTCCTTTTTTATGGTTCTTATATCATACGAAAAATCTCCATAATCATTTGCATATATTTTTTCAATTATTCCGCTTCTGTTTAGGGTAAATATAACTTTTTCGCCTACCTTGAAAGGACAATTTGCAGCATTATAGCTTTCTACTGCTTTTCCCCTTTCTTTATCATTAAACTGCAAAGCCTTTTCCCTTATATGATTTAATTCTGCCATTCTTTTTACGTATGTTTCTTTATCCATAACTTTATTATTTTTCTGTTGGTAAATCTACGGTTAACAATACTGGTTGCAATGGTTGGTTAAACGTCAGCATTGACAAATGTATTGTTCCGGTTTCTTTTACTCTCTCCAATTCTTCCGGGAATAACTGCCATTTGGTAATTATAAGCCCCTGCGGGTCATTAGGGATTTTCATTGCAGGTAACGGCATGTATTCCGGTTGGTCTTTTGCAAATACTACATTCACGCCGGGAAATTCAACGGGTTTCATTGCCTTGCTCCTTTCTTGGTTTCTTTCTAAACTTACGTTTCTTTTCCGGTATCTCAATACGGTGTATCTCAACACGTGCGCCAAAAGCATTTGCCAACTTTCCGGCAACTTCTTTTACTTCTTCCGGTATATCATTTTGAGGCTTTCCCGACGCATCGGCGTTTATCTGTTTTAGCAATCCGGCGATTGCTGTTTTTTCCTCTTTGTCCGTTGTCGTCTTGAAACGCTGAATCAGATTTGCAATTGGTTGCGTTCTCATAAAGTCTGCACATTTAAAACGGTCTTTGCAAATATTGCAATCATCCGGGTAATTGTGTTTTGCATCCTGCGAACTCTTTTCGTCTGCCTTTCTGAATCCGTGCCATTCGTCACGGCGGGCGATTGCTTCCGAAAATACCGCCATCGCATCAACGCAAACTTGGGCTAAATATAGTCCGGTGTATCTCTCATTTCTTTTTCCAAACTGTGTTTATTAATAAGTTCGGTTAGTTCTTGTTTAAAATCCTTTTTCATACGCTTAAACTTCTATATGTTCAACTTGTGGTAACTTCTTTATGTATTCCAACATCGCCGTTTTGCTTTCCTCGGTTTCGTCGGTTCTGTTTATTACCAACTGAATAACTTCCAAAAGATAATCGCTATCAATACACGCATTATCAACGTCGGTAATATTATACAATGGTTCCGTTATTTCCTTGACGGCTTTAAATGCTTCTTTTGTCAACTTTGCGGCTTTTTTGAATCTCATTTTTTCGCCCTTTTCAAAGCATTTGCCTAAATGGTTTAATTTATCATCAGCGTAAAAAACGCATGTATGTGCCATGTCCGCCAAAAGATACGCCGTATTTGTAAGGAACAACGCTTTTTTTCTTAATTCTTCTTTTTCTTCGTTTGTCATAGTCTTTTGTTAAAACGGTTCTCAAAATGTTTGTATTGTTCGGCGGTTTCCTGCTGCATATTACCGCAAACCGGGCTTTCCGGTTTGTTGTGTGGGTGTTTGCGCATAAATTCCGGGTTTTTCTCACGTCCTGCAATTTTAGTATATGCCATTTCCTGCAATTCCTTTTGGCTATACCCTAATAATGCCGCAATATGGAATAAAACAACGTTTACGTCCGCCAATTCGTCGATAATATCATGCGTTCCGGGATTAATTTCGTTTATTTCTCTTTGCGTTTTTTCCCTGCTTAAATATCTTTCAAACGCTTCAAACAATTCGTTGTATTCCTCGGCTAATTTTCCCAATCTTTTTTCTATATTCTTGCCGAAAAGTTTATTCATCTTTTCAAACAATCTCTTTTCGTCAAAGGTCAATCCGGCGGTATTGGCGTCTTTTTCTTCAAAATTAGCCATAAACGTTTGCATATCCATTTTGCCAAATTTTCCGTCCGGTGTCAATACAATAAAATTTCCCTCCGGTACGTCCAACATTACGCCGTTTTCGGTCGGGAATGAATAAACCGCCAAACCGCCGGGCGTTCTCGGAATCTGCATTGTTCCGCCTCCGGTAAAAATCTGCAATTTTTCCATATTATCACGCTTTACGGGTAATGCACGAACTTCTAACAATCGGCGACAATAAATATCCCCGGCGGTTTCGTCCGGCATACCTAAATTTGTGCGCAACTCATTTGGCAAATTTTCCGCACCTTTTTCGTATTCAACAAAGAATATTGCACCATGCAAAAGGTTTTGTTCTTTAATCGGCCTTACGTCTTTTATTCTTTTCCAGTATCTGCCTTGAACTGCATATATTGCGGCTTCAATTATTCTTTCCTCTTTGTCCGGGGCGTACATTTTAAGTTTAAAGTAATTTTCTTTCTCTGTAACTTCCGGTTCTGTTCCCGTTACATCTTCAATCATCAAAAACGTTTCCTCATCAAACGGAATAAATCTTTTCTTTTCCATCGCTTTTTTATGTTATGTTATATAATTTCCTGAAATATATTACTTTGTTATCGCTACGGCTTGTTCTGTGGCATTTAAGCCCAACCGCCGGGCAATCGTCTTTATGGATAACGCAACACGCGCATCTACTCAAACATACATATTTGCCAACATTTTCAATCAGTTTATCAGACGGTTTAACCCATCTTTCCGCAATTATTACCATACCCCGGTAAACTGCAAGTTCGCCGGGGTTGTATTCACGTCCGGGTTCAAACGGTTGTGGTTTCTTTATTCTCATTTTCTATCGAACTAACCAACAAATCCAAATTTTCCTCTGTTCCGGAAATTGAAATTCTTGCTTTCCCTGCTCCCATTACCGCCAATTCCGTAATTGTGCAATCATATTTGCCTGCGGATTTTTGAAACTTTGCCGCCTCATTTAATGGCAATATTTTTGTTATCTCTTTCATCGCTCACGTTTTTAGTATTTTACATTACAAATGTAATAATTTCTTTTTGTTTTTATCCATATCAGCCGGAAACCAACGGAAAAACAAAGCAATTTAATTTCAATATCTAAATAAACGTCATGTCCTTTTACGCCCTCAACCATAACTCCGGGCGTCAAATAAAATTGCTTATACTTCCACAAACTTTGCAGATACAAATAAAACCCGATACGTCCAATATGGAATCCGATTGTTTTCATTTCTCTATCTGTTTTTTTATCTGTTCCCAACTCTTTTTGTCAATTACCATTTTCCGGGGGTATTGTATTATTTCGCCCTTGGTATATACGAGATTATAGATACCCAATTGCCCCTTAATTGGCATTTCAACAACACGTCTTGGGTTGCGCATCATCCATCCGAAACCCTTTGTTATTTTTGCCCTCTTTTCCTTTGGAATCCGGGTGTTTTCCCAATCCTCCGGCGTAAACTCTTTTATCGGCTTCACGTCGTACAACTCAACCAATCCCAAAGTAACGCCGCTTTCCATTCCGGGATAAACCGGTTTTGCCGACGAACAAATAAGAACGTCGCCACGGTATGACGTTTTTTTGCTTCTAACTTCAATTGATTTTCGCCCGTAAACAACGCCGTTTTCGTCTTTGTATGCCGCCGTTACCAAATCATTTGCGTATGGCTGTTTGACGGTCAACGCACGCCAACGGTCGTGTTTTTCGGGGGCATATTCTTTGCTATTAAACTGCATAACTTTATTTTTCATCTTTCCCGGCGGGTTCCTTGTAATGGGCAAAACCAATTGGTCGTATCGGTTCCGGCTCCGGAACGGCTGCGTCCTCCTTATTGTATTCAAAAGAAACAATAACCGTTCGCTCCTTTGTCCGTGACCCAATCAGCCGGGAACCATCCGGGATTTGAATTTTAATTTCGTTCCTCATTCTCAAAATGGCAAATCATCTTTGTTTTGGTCGGGAATTGGCGGCGGCGGTGTTGGTGCGCCTCCCTGCTGCGTTGTTTGTCCGTCTTTCTTTGGCGACAACATCTCCATATTATACCCGTAAACTTCCGTAACGTATCTTTTTACGCCGTTGTTGTCCTCATAACTGCGGGTTCTTATTTTCCCCTCAATATAAAGTTTATCGCCCTTTTTTACATACTCTTTTGCAATCTTTGCCAATCCATTTTGCAAAACAATATTGTGCCATTCGGTGCGCTCCGGTACTTCTGTACCATTTGCCGTTTTAAATGCTCTGTCAGTTGTCGCCAACGTGAATTGCGCAACCGAACCGCCGTTGTCGAAATCTTTATACTCCGGGTCTTTTCCGACGTTACCCATTAAAATAACTTTGTTTACACTCATAGAAATATAGCTTTAAAAATCCAACTTCCAATACTCCATAACGTCCAAATGTATGACGCAACCGTTAACGCCACGAACGTATAAAATACAATTTTATATCCGGTTTGTTTTTTGATTTTCATCTACTTAAATTTTACACCATCCAACAAATATTCTTTTTTCATATCCGACCATCCGGCGGCATAATTTATCGCTTTCCGGTCGTCGTCGTAAACAAATCCAACTATCCAACCGCCGACGTTTGATTGTTTTATTAGTCTTACCAATTTACCGACGAAAAAAGAACGGTATCGGTAATATGCTGAATTTTCACTAACAAACAAAACCCGTCTTTCTGCATTTATTTCGGGCGGATTTTCGATTTGCGGGCGTTTCTCCCTTTCCGGGTACCTTTGTACCCTTTTAAAATCATTTTGGATTGAACGGCGGGAAATTGCCCCGTAATCGGGTGTTCTTTTTTTCGTCCTCATATTTTCAAACTTCTGTATTCGTTTTTAAGCAATTCAATAATCCGGACGTTGCCCGGATATATACGCATTTTCGTTTTATCCCCATTCTCCCAACATGAATGATGTTCAAAACATAGTATATTTATATTTCTTGCATCATGCGCCATTTCGGGAAACGCTCCACGGGTCAATATATGCGAACAATAAACGGCGGAATAATTCCGTAACGGCTTTAAACATTCTTCGCATCTGTGCGGCTTATGCTCCCAAACCCACCGGAAAAACCGTTGGTTGGCAACGGGAATGTCGCCACGTCCTAAAACGCAATTCCCGAACACTTCCCGTTGTAACTCAACACGCAACCGTATATCTAACCGAAAATTACGAATATCCAATAACGGTTCGTAACCACGTGCAACGCAATATTCATATTCGCAACGCTCGGTCAACAATATTGGCTCCATTACATATTGTCTGTATCGTCCGCCGGGTCTGCCATTTCCGGGAACATATCATTTTCATTTTCGTTGTCTGCATCATTTACATAAACTAACGGGTTGGGTTCCCCATCAGCCCCGAACAAATCCATTTGCGCCTTTTTGCCATCAAACAGAAATTCGTAAACCTCGTTTTCAATATCGCAAACAATGTTTTCCAACTCTTCCTCAAAACCGAACGTTTCAACGTTATATTTCATTCGTGGGGTATTGATTGCTGTTTTCTGATTGTTTGATATGGTAAACAATCCGGTTAAAACGACGCCTACGTTATTATCCTGCCCGGACAAAGAAACGCCCCTTACTTCGATATTATTCAAACATTCCTCGGCAAAACTTTCCGCAATATCTGTTTGTTTCTTTGTTGCTTTAAACTCCGGCGTTGCCATCATGGTTTTAAATGACGTTATGTTGAATACACGTCCCATAATCGGGCGCAAATCATTAAACAAATGACACAAATCCGGGTGTATGTCTTTTGCACTCAATACATGGTATTTGTTCGTGTAACTCTCATTTCCGACAACTTCCGTTACTTCATAATGTACGTCTAACCCGCCATCTTTCAATAACTTTACTTTCGATAATGAAAACTTTTCCTTTGTAGGAATCGGCATAACATTTTGTTTTTTTTCGCTCATAATTTTTAATCTTTATTGTTTCCCGGTTCCTCCGGGTCGGTTTCTTCTTGGAAATACTCGCACGGTTCATCATCAGCACAACGACCGGACAAATAACATTCCGGATAACCCACGCAATCAATGCACATTTTTTTTTCGTTCATAATTTAAAAGTCTGTTTCATTTAACAATTTTGCAACCTTGTTTTCCGGCTCTGCATCCGGTGCAAATATCGGTTTCGGGTCGTGAACTAAAACTTCCCTTTTTACCTTTTTGGTCTTTGCGGGTTCCGGTTCCGGGTTAAACTTCAATTGTTCCGCCGGATATTCTTTTGGTTTCAGTTCTATAATACCATTTTCCACCAAAACCGGAATACAACGTTTGCAGGCTCTCACGTCCTCCAACGCATCATGCGCCGGGAATGTTTCGCCGGGGAAACACTTGTTGTAAAGTTCCTCCAATTTCGGATATTTGCCCGGACGTCCGTCTGCATACAATGCGCCAACAAATTTAATTGTTTTCATCATCGTATCAATTCGTTTGCCCTTAATAAACAATGCGTCCACCGCTTTTTCGTTGTAATACCCACGCCCCATAAGTCGCAATATCATTACTTTTACAATTGACGTATCAAAGCAAATGTTGTGTCCTACTAACAAACGGGCTTTTTCGCAATCCTCCAAAAATTCGTCTATAATATCAGCAAATGGGACGCCCTCGGCGTTTGCTCTCTCTGCTGTAATTCCGTGAACTTCTGTTGACGCTTCCGGTATTTCCCATCCCTCCGGCTTAATAATGTAGGAACGTTCCTTTTCGTTTACCGACCATGCCAATTGCACAATATTTGGAAATTCCGCAAAATCAACGTCCCATTTTGCGCCCTTTGGGGGCAACCCGGTTGTTTCACAATCGAACGTCAAAACATCTTTCATAATGTCGTTCATCTCATTTCCTTTGCTGTCTTTCAATGTTACTTTTTTCATAATCAAATTTCATTTGGGTCTGCTATATATATATAATATTCTTCACTTGCAAGCTGTTTTAAAAAATCGATATGTTCTATTAATTCCGCATTGCTCAACTCTGCAATTATCCGCAACCGGGTTTCATATTTCCCGGTGTTAATATCCGGGGTTTGCTCATACATAACCGGGGACAACTCACGCAATCGGCGTTCGGTTTGTTCCTCTGTCAGACGTTCGCCCGCCTCCCAAATTCCGGTTCTAAACATTGGTACAACGTAATTGAAATAATAACCTTTCAAAGCCTCTGACGAACCGGGCGACGCTACAATAAAACGGGCGATTATGCGGCTACCTTTGTGCATGGCAAAGAATTGGTTCAACTCTCCAAAATACATTCGTAATTTGCCATCATTACCGATATTACCACTACTTGAAATTTCACGCCTTTTCATTTTTATACCTCCACATATAACCTTTATGATTTTTTCTTTCTCCTTTGCATACCTTACATATTGCAATTGGGGAAAATCCGTTTATTTTAGCTGCTTCATTAATACTATTGTACTCTTTTACAATAACTCCATTTTTCAGCTGTAACACTGGCTTGCTTATATCTCGTGCAGATAATTTTAATTTTGACAATGTTATCGGATTATTATTATTTTCTAATCTTGTTACCCAACGAAGATTTGAAACATTATTATTACTTCTATTTGTATCAATATGGTCAACAAATTGCTTTTTATGTGGATTTTCAATAAATGATTTTGCAATTAAAACGTGAACTAAATACGTTTTATGAAAATCTTTTTTCCTTAATCCAACTATATTATATCCATTTAGATTTGCTTGTTTTAAAAATCTTTCATTAATGGTTTGTTTCCATCCATTTTCCCGCGTAATGACTCTTTGCGATGATTTTACACGCCCCAAATTACTAACTTGATATATCCCTGCATATCCGGGAATATCTTTCCAAATCTCATTTTCCATAATTACCAACTTTTAAGAACTGCCAACAAATAAGAAACGGGGACGGGCTGTTGGCTTGCCCTTTCGGCCGGTAGTTGCTCCGACCTATCCCCGTTGCGAATATAGATATTATTTTTCATTCAATATGTATTTGATAAATTGTTACAAATACCGTAACACCACCGTAACAATTGTACAAACTATTTTTTAATACTTTCATTGTCTTTCTTTTCTTGTTCAAGAAATTGTTTCATTGTAATATTAAACGCTTCGCCGCCAACTTCCAATATAAACTTTCTTTCGCTGCTTGAATATCCCTGCAACTTCTTACCCATTGCATTTGCATACAATACCGTCATTTGTCCCGGTTCAAAAACTCCTCGTTCCTGCAAACGGTCTATCGGGGGCCGCTTCAATGGTGCGTCCGCCATCATTCCGGCTTTTCTGCGGGTGTTTTCCAAATCGGAAATAACCACTTTCAGATTATTATAAAAAGCGGGTGTTTTCAACACGTCCGCAATTGTCATTTCTTTAACTTCCATATTGTTTTGTTTAAGGGACGCCGGGGAACCGACGCCCCGGTTAATTACTCGCTTTCTGTGTATTCCTCAATAATCAAATCGTCCTGCCCTCTTTTAACTTCTTCAATGAATCCTTGGAACCCGTTTTTCTTGGCAATATCAATAATTGCTTGCAATCTCTTTTCGCCCAAACTTTCGCCCCTCGCTATGCGGAACACATTAACGGTTGGATTGCTGGCAATAATAAGTTTTGCGGCAACTTCCATAATCTGCGAATCTGAAACTTTTCCGGCAATAAATGGTACGTCATTTAATACCAATCCGTCGTCAGTGAATGAAAGTCCGGATATTGGCAATTTTGCCGACGAAATAAGTTTTTCACGCTCTGCGGATAATTTGGCAATATCTGAATCCATCTTTTCGGCTTCTGCTCTTTTGTCGTCTGCCTGCTTTTTCCTTGTCAGATAATCGGCAACTTTTGCAGCCTTTTTGTTGTGTTCCTCTGCCTTTCTCAATTGCTCGGCTGTATCTAACTTTTCCGGGTTGTTTTCCTCATACTTCGCCAACCAATTTTCCGCATTTGCTTTGCGTTTCTCAAAATCGGATTTTTCTGCCTCAATCTGTGCAACGGTTTCTTTGTAGGTTTGTTCTGCCATCGCCATTGCCTTTTTTGCCGCCTCAATCGCCTTTTCGTATGAATCTTTGGCAGTTTCCATACGTGCCGGAATTTCCTCCAACTGCTGCGTTCTCTGTGCTAACGCCGAACGTACGGTTTTTGCCTTTTCTATCAATTGGGCGTTTTCTTGCTGTTCTCGCATCAGTTCGGTAATGTCCTTTGGTTTGGCATACGTTTTCAAATCCTCTGTTGTCAATCCCTGCCCGGCTGCGTCTGATATGGATTTGTAAGTTTTCAAATCCCGGTTCACTCCGGTACGTTCTGTTTTAAGTCCGGCAACGGTTGTATCAATTTCGGCAATCCTTGTTCTTACTTCTTCCGGCAACAAAGACTTTACAACCTCAATTTGCTTTCTGCGTCCCTCGGCGGTTTCCGACCAACGGGAAAATTCCACGGCGTCAAAATCTGTATAACCGAAAATCTTTTGCAACATAGAAACGTTATCACTTTTCATTCCGGTTGTCTTTGATTTAATTGATAACGTGCCACGTGGGTTTGCTTTTGTGAATTTCAATTCAACCTCGTATTCCTCTCCGTCGTCGCCGACAATCATTTTTGCAAAACCTTTGCTTTCTCCGTTCTTCAATACGGCGTCACGGTTCCCGGTCAACAAAGCCCCAATTGCTTTTAATACGGTTGATTTTCCCAACTCATTATCTCCGGTAATGAAATAAACGTTACCGTCGAAATCTGCGTTAAACTCTTTAATTACTTGGAAATTTACCAATTCCAATTTCTTAACTATCATTTTTGCTCTCGGTTTGTGCCGGGGTTTCCCCCGGCGGTTAATATTATTTTTTTGTTTCTCTCATTCTTTGGTATATCATTGTTTACACCTTAACAAATGCGTCCCGGCTTTCTTTCGCTTCCTCAACCGTGCAATCAGCAATGAAATTTTCCAAACGCTTGTATAATTCGTTCAACTCTTTGTCGCTTATTGCGTGCCGGGTTGCTCCTACTTCATCTATAAACATATCAAAACATCATTTGTATTTCAGAAATCTTATATCCTAACTCTTTTGCAATTTCTATTGCACATTCAACGTTTTCTATTCCATCAAACATCAATGTTTTTGTTTGAAAATCTATGCCATAAAATGAAACTTCATTATTATGCGCATTAATACCGTTTTTGTGAATCTCTAATAACTTCATAGTTTTATAATTTATCCGGGAACCCGCCCGGTCGGTGCGTTGAACTTTCAACACTGCAAATGTACGTATATTATTTTAATCTCAAAAAGTTTTTCTTTTTATTTTTCAATAAAAAACAAAGAAGCCCGGCAATATTACATGCCGGGCATACCTTAAAACATTTTCAATTGTTTATCAAACATCTTTGCAATAACTGCATCAACTTCACCTTCTAAACGTTTACACGTTTCCAATATTTCCGGTCTGCGTTGGGCAAAATATCTGCGTTGATTATGACGCAATTGTTTTGTTAATTCAATAAAATAATCAAAGGCATATTCCCATTCATAACCGTATGCAATTGAAACTTTATGTTGGCAACATCTTGTTATTAAAGAATGGTCGTAACCATATTTTTTACATGCTTCATCAATACTTTCAAAATAACCTATCAATTCCCCGTTCTTAAACTGAAACAAAGGTTTTGAATGTAAACAACATTTGCCACGTTTCCCATAAAAAGGACAATTTTCTCCACTTTTAGATAATCCAATACGTTCTTTTGTTATTGGGTTATTATTATTTTCTTTTATAGTAACCCATCTTAAATTATCAACAGAATTATTTTTTCTATTTCCGTCTATATGGTCAACGCATGGTTTACCGTCCGGGTTTGGAATAAATGCCATTGCAACAAGTCTATGAACTAAACATGTGGTTACTTTCCCTCCAATACATAAATGAATGTGTTTATAACCGCATGTGTTTGTTTGCTGTTTCATCAACTTTCCATTTCTAAACACATTTCCGTTTCTATCAATTTCATATTCTTTAAAATCCGGAATACTTATTTTTTCCGGATTTTCGATTTGCGGGGCTTTTTCTTCTTCCATGTATAATTTTATCCATTTTGAAATTAAAATCGCTCTACGTGGCTAAAACAAGCGTTCGTGCATGTTGCTTGGTAAATTCTGACGCACCCAACCGGGGTTGTTGCGCAAAATGTATCGTCCAAAGTGCATTATCAACGTGGCGTCGGCGTTCCACAATGTCGGTTTCAATTCCGGGTACAAATTCCCGGCAACCTCTTTGTATCTGCGTTTTCGCTCGTTCTTTTCTTCTTTTTTTCGTGTCGTCTTTGCTCGCAACTTCAATTCGTTTTGCCATTTCATAGGGTGTACCATAACAAACGGAATGTCGCAAACTGAAATGATTGCTTTCAATTGCTCAAAGTTTGCCATCATCTTTTGTATTCGGTACAACTTTCCCATATTGACGCCATCGGCACCCGGCGTTACATCGTCCGGGCGCACGCTCAATTTTTCCAAAAAAACAATTGGCGAACAAATGGTTTTCAGATATTCCAAATAATTACGCAAATCTGTTAAATCATTTGGCATTTGTATTGCCTTGATATTTTGATTTGGTCGCCATGTTACAATACCGCCATTGCTTCCCGGGTCAATTCCCACTACTGCTGAAATTCTTATATTTTTTTCCATATATAACCTCCCGCTTTCTTTGATATCCCTTTTATATTATTTGAAATAGATGTTATTAATATTCCTGTTTTTCTTGAAGCCTCTGACAATCCATTAAATTATGCAATATGCAATCAATTTTCATAATTAAAATAAAACTTGCTGTCTTTGAAACTCTATTAATCTTTTCTTTGCTTGTTCATAATAAACCGGGTCTTTTTCAATTATAGTTAAATCAAAGCCCAATTTATGTGCGGCTATTGCATGGCTCATACTTCCGCCGTGCGTGTCTAATATCCTTTGACCGGGTTCTGCAAAATTTTGTAATAGCCATTCATATAATATTATTGGTTTTTGTGTGGGGTGTATCTTTTTTTCTTCGACTGAACTTTTACCTTGTAAATTTCCATAATATCTATAATCAAAACATTTTGCAGGACAATTAAAATTAGTCCACGCAAACTCACCATCTGAAAAGTTAGGAACCGGATTTCGTTTGTACCAAAATATAAAACATTGGCATGGAGGCAATTTATAATAATTTCCACCCCATATTATACATTTATTAGAAATTCTGAAAAGTTCGTCAAAATAAATATCATTTGGTATATCATTATCCCAATTCTTTTTTTCATGCTTTGACCTTGCAGGTTTTGCAGCGTAATTAATTCCGTATGGCGGGTCAACAATTGCCAAATCAAAAGATTTATCACTTTGGGATTGCATAAACTCCATGCAATCCCCGTTTATTAATGTTATGTTTCCACATTTTTCAATTTTCATCTTTATATCCTCCCGCTTTTATAAAATAACCTATTACGCCAATTATAAAGCAAACAATAAATAGTTCCATATTTAAAACTTCATGTAGTTATCAACTTGCATTTCCTCGGAAATCATCCGGTCAAATGCTTTTATAATCTCCTTTTTCCGGGCAACCTCAAACGCCGTAAAATCAATTTCCGGGCTTTCGGTTCCTTTTCGGCTAACTTGAAACGCTGTATATTGGTTTATCATTCCACGGGCTACACGCTGCATATACCGGGCAAACGCTTCTTTGCGGTCGTCCTCTTTAACTTGTACATCATCAGCCAACCCGCATTTTTGCAACCATTCATACAAAAACATATCATCAGTTAGCCCCAATATTAATTTCCCGGTGTATTTGTAGCAAAGGAAAATATAACGGTTCCGCCATTGTCTTTGTATCTCAAATCTCCAGATTTGCGCCGGCGAAATTTCATTGTTTTTTTTCGGTATAGCTTTGTATGCTTTATCAATTACATCTGTCTGCTTTTGCTTGTATGCTTTCAGAATCTTTGCAAAGTAATCGGCGTTGAACTGTTGATAATGGTTTTTGTCCGGGTTCCCGTATTTATCTTTCGGCAAAAATTCGTCTAATTCCCCGGTCGTCGCCAACTCAAAAGCTATCTTAATATCAGCCAACGTCATATCTGAGTAATAACGTTTCAGAATATCCAACAACCGGGATTGTATATAATTCCAATCATTTTCATTCTGTGGTATTATATAACCAATGTCTATTGCTATACGCTTAAACAGTAACAAAAGATTTTCAACTAATTTTGCATCGTCAATTTCCGCAATTGGTGTTTTTGTTGACGCTGCGAAAACATATTTTTCAACTGGGTTTAATGCTTTGGCAACCTCCGGCAATTGCACCATTCTACGGCGTACTTCAATGGCTTTTGTTCCGGGCTTGGTATTATATATTTCTAACGCCGTATTTTCTTTTTTTTCAATTGCTCCCATATCAATCAAAATCATTGTTTAAATACTTCATCATATCCGCAATTTCTTTGCTGCTTTGCTGCTCTGTCTTTACGGAACGTTTCATTTTTTCCCATTTTTCGTATTTTTCGGGGGTTGAATCATATTCTAACGCCGCCCAACCTTTTGAAATGCTTTCTTTTATCAGAATCAGCGCAAATTCTTCCGGGTATTTACTCAAACCATTTAAGTTTGCTTGTATCGCTGAAAAACTCTTTTGCGACGTTCTCCATTTCGGTTGACACATCAAAATATAAAAGTTCCGTTTAAATTCATCGCTATCAAATGGGAATACAAGTTTTGCAAAGTAATTATCAACTTTATCAATTACTTGTTTTCTGACGTCCAACAATTCCGGGGTAAACCCATAAACAATACTTGCTTTAACTGTTTTTTCTTCGTTTGAAAAATTGTCTTGTGAAAATCCGTTTGGATTTTCTTTTGAGGCTTTAGCCTCTTTCTTCATAGTGTTATTAATATTATTATTATTATTAATAATATAGTCTTGTGGTCCGTTTTCGGACTGATTAAAGTCCGTTTTCGGACTGTTGTTTAGTCCGTTTTCGGACTGCTGTATATTAATATTATAGTCTTGTAGTCCGTTTTCGGACTGATTAAAGTCCGTTTCGCTTCTGTTCCATGTTTTACATTTTTCTGTAAATCTTAGATACTTTGTTTTCCCAAAAGAACTCAACTCAATAAATCCTCTGTCTGCAAGTTCTTTAATGTTTTTGTAAACTCTTTTAGGGATTGAAAAAAGCAACGGAAAATCATCTACCATTTTTGTTTCTGAATATTGATACCAAACAATGCCATCAACCGTAATTGTATTAGTCCACGTTGGCAATGTCATACACGCCGCAAGCGTTGTTGTTTGAACAATAGTCAGTTCATTTGCAACGGCGAATCTTTGGTCAATCAAAATATTGTAAGTCATAATTAAAAAAGAAAAGCCCCAATTAGAGCCGTTACACATCTAAAAGGGGCTTTGTAGCTAATTAGCAAATATCTTTCAATCGGTAACGGTCGATTATTTTACGCCACAAATATAATACTTTTTTTTTATTCCAACAACTGTACGGGCTTAAATGCTTCTTTTACCGCAAACAAATTTCCCTCACTTTCGTTTGGAACAATCGTAACAACCGGATAACGGGAACGGGCGCCGGGCTTTTGAGAAACTGCAAATTGTACGTTCATATCAAAGATAATTCCTTTGACGAACTTCTTTTCTTCCAATATGGCGTCGAATGTATCACGGATATTGGGTATTGTTGACGCCGTACCCTTTGTCGTGAATTGCCATACCCCGCCAACGCCACGAACCAACGGAATAATAAAAGTTACGGTTAACGTTACAATCCATCCGTCGCCGCCATTCTTAACAGCCCGGTTTGGGTGTTTTTGCGCAACGCCTGCCATTAAATCGGGATAATCTTTTGTACTGTATTGTGCATATTGTTTCCCGTTCCATACAAAGAACGTTTCCCCGTCGCCGTATGCTATGCGTCGCCCGTCGTCGTCCCGGTATTCGTACATTTCATTGCAAACCTTTTCCGGGGCGTCGTCCGAGAAAACAATCTGTATTGTTTGCGGTTTCTCGCCGTATGCTTTCGTAAACAATCCTGCATACTTTCCGGTTGGTATAAAATAATCAACGCTTTTTGGGTATTCTTTGCCGTTTGCCGCCTTTTCCTTGTACCCTACTTTGATAAGCCCCACACGTGGCAAAACAACACGTTGTATGCCGGTGGTTGGTCTGTTTATGTTTATACGTCCTTTCATAATCAAATATTAATTTCAGTATTCAACAAATCTTTCTTTGTCACGGGTTCCGGCTTTTTAGGCTGTTTTTCTTCGATTTTAGCCACTTTTTCTTTTTTTGGTGTAATTGTACGTTTTGCGGTTTTCTTTTCCTTGACGGGCTTGTTTCCCGCCTCTTTTGCCGTTTTTCGTGTGGTTCTCTTTACGGTCTTGGTTTTCTTTTCCTCCGGTTCCGGTTGTGGTTCGGGTTCCGGGTCTTTCTTCAAATCCTCAACGGTAACGGCTTTTTCCGGTTCCGGCTTTTTCTTTTCCGCCGGGGCTTTGCTTTTAACAAGTTCCGCCAACGTCAGCGAAACAATATTGTTTGTCAAATCCGGTTCGTTATCCAATGATATTTCCCCGGAAACCGCCGTAAATGTATTATCCCGTTTTTCGTCCTCAATTGCTGCCAACTCCAAAAGATACGGGATTTTCTTTGCGTTCGGGCTGTCTGTTTGGTCTTTCAAATTGTACGTCGGTTTCTTTCGCCAATCTTTCGGGCTAAAATTGAAAACACGGCCAATCGGAATATCCGGGAAATTTTCGTTCCACATCATCGCATATAAATGCAACTGAATTTCCGCTTCTTCGTAAAATCCTTTGCGCCCGCTTTTGAAATCCACAATTGCGTTTATGTATTCTTTTGAACCGGGCTTTGATAACATCGTACACGGTAAATCAATCATTCCGGCGTAATTATGAACGGGGTGTACCAACGCAATTTCCACGGCTAACGGTTTAACGTCATAATCCAAAACAAATTGCGCAAATGCTAATATATCCTTTTTGAAATCATTAGCGTAATAAATGAAATCGGCGGGCAATTTGTTGTTATCAATATAATCTTTCAATTTGGCATTCAATCCTTCCAAATCATAAACCCGGTTAATTATAAGTTCCTCAAATTGGGCGTGCATAAATGTACCATACGCCGCCCGTTCTGCTTTGTATCGTTCCGCCTCGTCAATACCTTTGTCGGCAATCCATTTTATCAGAAACGGCGATTGTGGCATTGTTTGGGACAAAATTGTTGTAACTGACGGATAAAATTCCGGGGTTCCGTTGTCGTCAAACTTGTAATAATATCGGTGTCCTTTGCTGTTTAGCTGCCATACTTTATACGGCGGTTCAATCAACGCACCATCAAAAAACATTGCTGTCATTTCCTCAACCGTCATGCCCGGCACAATTTCAAAAGCCCCGGCGGGCTGTTCTATTTCGACGGCATCCAATCCGGGGACAATCTGTTGTTCATCGTTTATTTCCGGGAATTTATCGGCGGGCAATTGTCCCATTGCTTCCGCCAACTTCTTAACCGCATTTACTGCGTTACCCATTGTGTTTGCAATACTTTTTTCCGGGTTTTCCGGCTGTTTCTTTTTCGCTCTCATGTTATTTGCTCTTTAATTCGTTAAACAATACATAAACCATTAATCCACACATTGCAGAAAACAAAAAATGGATATAATTCCAAAATCCGGCAATAAAACATATTACTCCGAAAATGCTAAATATCATTGCAAAAACCTTTGCTTGCCACGCATCGGAAAAGAAAACATCAACCATCTTTTCCATTTTTTCGATAAACTTCTTTTTCATGGTTTTAATCCTCCATTCCAAACAGATAATCGGCGGAACAACCGCACATTTCGCAAATTATTACTACCCATTCCGGAACAATCCTTTTGGTTGTCCCGTTGCAAAGATTTGTCATATTTACCTGCTGTGCGCTTTCGCTTGCGCCCTCAAATAAACGGGCTGCAATATCCTTTTTCAATACCTTTTTTCCGTTCGCCTCGGAACGGGCGATTGCTTCATTTACTCTCAATTTCATATTGTTTTATTTTTATGGTTATTACTCTACATGCCCGCAATGTTTGCAGGTTTTTTCCTCAAATATCGGTTCGTATTCATACGGGGTTAAATATCCATCGCCGCCGCAACATTTATAATCGGCGTCGGTAACTTCCATTTCTCCGCCACATACCGGGCAATCTCCTTTTCCGACCAATACCAAATTCAGAAATGCGTCCAAATGTTCGGAACGTACAACCGAAATTCCGGTTGCTTTGATAATGCCGACAACATCAGAAGCCGGAACGTTACGTTCGATACTATCAAACAAAGTGCATCCCCAAAATTCCGGGTCGTCTTGTATCATTTCCTTTTGGATTAATTGGTTTAAAATGATTGTTTCAACTTCTGTTGCTTTCTTTCCGGATGCTTTCGCCAAAATGTTCAATTCTTTGTCTTTTCTGATATTCATATTATTTCGCACTATCCCCGTGCGTGGGCTTAACTTCAATGCAAAGGTACAAATATTTCTTTAATTACCAAAAATAAATACTTTTATTTCAAATTTATTTTTGCGGGTTGTTTTGCAATTTACGGCAAACAATATATTTTTGTGGTACCGCATCAACCAAATATCGCTCTCGGTTACTGCGTAAAATTCCCCCGGTGCATATTGATTTATGACGCCGGGGGGCTTTTTATTTCTTACTCTGATAATACAACCATTTGTAAATTTCGCCGTAATATCCGGTTTCCAATACTGCTTTTCGTATGGTCTTTGCGTCGTACTCGCCAAATGTTACGTACTCATATATTGACGGGTTTTCATGCAACGCAAATTCAAATGTTATGTCAATATATGCGTCGCCGACCTTGTTAAACGCATGGTCAATCGGTATTGGGACGTTTGTTTTTCCCTCACAATAAAGAATCCGTTCCGGGAACGCCTCGCAAAGTAAATGGGAATTTCGATAACATTCTTTCGGCTTTGGCTTAATTACGTGCCGTATGTAGTCCAATTCGTAATCCTCCAATACATCAGCCGCCGGAACAATTGTAACGGGCTTTGCAGCGTTTAATAAGTCTTGGAAATACGCTTTTTGTCTTTCGTGCAAAGGTAGTTCCAACATCATTTCAATTTCTTTTATTATTATACTTTCCATACAATTTGTTATTCCGTCCATTCCTCAATATACATTTCATACGCTTCTTGGCAACAACGCCCCTCACAACTTATATATCCATTTGGGACGCCGTGGGTTCCTTTTTCGTCATCATCCAAAGGACAATATAAACACAAATCGTCGCTTAAATCATCAGCGGTTTTTAATTTAGGGTTCTTTATTTGCCATATACCCAATAATAGGGTTGCAATTAATAATACAAAGAAAATTAATATTATCACGTCCATATTTTAACCTTTCATTCTACCAACATAAGACAAATTCAATACATCGTACATTTGCCCCATAACGGCAAATCCTAACATTGCGTCGCTGTTTGCAACGTCGTTTATCCTCAACAATGGGTATTTGTTGCCGTAATCCGTAACGTACCCGTCCGGTTCAATGTCTGAATATATCCGGTCGTTGTCGCTGTTTTCAAAGTATTTATTTAGGCTTTGCAGAATATTGTTTTCCAAATATTCATTTCCCAATACTTCTTTTATTTTATCCTGCTTTCTTAATGCAAATCTCATAATATTTATAATTATGCCGGGGAACTCCCCGGCGTTGGTTATGCAATACGAATTAAATTAGCTTTTTTGAAACATCTGTATTCCTGCTTTTCTGTATCGAAATACGTTTGTACCGTGTCGGCGGGTTTCCGGGTTCCGGTTGTTGCCGGAATTGTTTCCGGGTTTGTGGTTCCGTATGCCTCACGCAATGAACCGTCTATTTTCTGAAAATAGAATTTTACTATTCGCTTTTTCATTTCGGCTTTTAGCTTCATGTTTAACCATGCACATTTTAAAGCCTCTGAAAGTTTGTAACCATTGCGTTTTACGAATTGCCACGCCAATTTGAAAATCTCACTTAATTTGTTTCTTTTTTCTGAACTCATACGAATTTGTATTTGGTTCCGGGAACCCGCCCGGTCGGATATTATTTAACATAGAAACTTATCTTTATTCCTCTGCGCAATTTGCAAACGGTTTTATCATCGGTGCCATTAAATGCACGGCGCAACATCTTATTAGCCATTTCAACGCCAATCAATTCAATCAATCCTTTAACGCCTACCAACTTGTTAACCTTTTTACCGTCAACAATACCGTTGATTTTAATGCGGTAATTGCGATTAATTTCTTTTGTTGTGTATAATAAACCGTTGTAAATTGTTGTTGCCATTTTGATTTTCTTTTAATTGTTCGGGGTAAACGCCCCGTCGTTGTTGTTTGACAATGCAAATATACAACCTTTATTTTAATTACCAGAAGAATTTCTTTTTATCTTATCGGAAAATGGCAAAAAATTCTGTTTTTGGTTCAAAAGATATTTATTTTGGGCGAATTTTCGATTTAAGCCACTTTATTTGCCGGGGTGGGTACTTTATCCATTCAAACAAAATAATCGAAATACGGGGCTAAAAACGGGCAAAAACAAAAACGGGGTTGCAACGCTTGGTTACAATCCCTTGCTATATCTATTATGCGTATTCCCAATTATAGCCCTTATGTTTTTTCATACGCCCTTTACAACATCGGATTATTAGTGTATCGCTAAACCCGTCCTTTTTGGCTAAATGTATAGATTGGTATATTTTAAGACAAACCCCGTTTTTCATCATTCTAACAGGTTTTGAATTTGGATGCAATGCACCCTTTTTACCTTGCATATTTTTAGCGTTGTTTTCACTCAATCTTTTTTTTGTAATAGGATTGTTGTTATTTTCCATATATGTAACCCAACGCAAATTGTCCGCATGGTTATTGGCTCGGTCGCCGTCGATATGGTCGATACATGGTTTGTTGTCCGGGTTCGGAATGAAAGCCGCCGCAACTAATCTATGTACTCGAAACGTTTTGCGCATCCCATTACATAAAGCAACGGTTTTATATCTATTCCCGGAACCACATGTTTTCAAAACTAATTGTTTCTTAACGGATTTTACACGCCCGTAATTACTCACTTTATACAACCCTATATATCCGGGTACATCTTTCCAAATTTCCATTATACAACCATTTAAGTAAGCAACCAAAAAAAAGGAAACGGGGAAAAGTGGTTGCATCTTTTTTCATCCGGTAGCTACTCCGAACTATCCCCGTTTGCCGCAAATATAGTTATTTTTCGATTGTTATAACCTCAAACCCGGTAATTTTTGTATGTGGATTTTTTGAAACAATGTCAAATTCACGATTTTTTATCCGTTTTGTTTTCCATAAAAAACCTAACCAACGCTTATATTGCACAGTTTCCGTTATTAAAAGGCTATCCCGTGTTATAATTTTGCCCGAAAACGTATTATTTATAATACATCCGTCAAAGTCAACCCATTTGTCGGAATACTCAATACAACGTACAACGGTCGTAACCGTATCGCCGGGCAAATATACAATACTATCCCGGACGGTTGCCCGCAATTCGTTGATTGTTTCCATTTGGGTTGTTGTAACCCGTTCCAACTCCCGGTTCTTTGTCTGCAACGTCTTTATCAACTCCGCATCGCTCGCCCGGTATTTTTCAAACTCTGACAATTTCAGTTCCAAAACCCCAACTTTTGCGGCGTTCAAACTATCTTTTGTTTGGTACCGGGAAACGTCCTGCAATAACGTTTCCGTGTTGGTTCTGTATTTGTCCCTTTCCCCGGTTAACTGATTAATCCGGGAACGTTGCACCCATATAGTGACAACGGCGGCAACCGCCAAAGCAATTGCCGCTATTATTAGATATTTTTTCATAAGATACGTTTTATTGTATTGTAATGTACTTTGGCGATACGCTCACGCCCTACGTCCGTCATCATAAAACGGCAATCTTTCTCCGTGTCCATGAAAAAGTTTTCGGATAATACCGCCGGGCAAACCGTATGTTTCAGTATATAAAATTGGCTTTCTTTGTCCGGGTCGCCGTCGGTATGGTCAAAGCGCATTTTCCAACCATCCGGGGCAAACTCTTTTTCCGCCTCCTTACAAAGAACGGTTGCGATTGCATCCGCTTTCGTTTGTCCTACGCTTGTATAACATTCCCACCCGGTGCCGCCTCCGGCGTTCCCGTGAACGCTAAACAAAACGGCGTTGTTGCCGCAATCTGCATGGATAACGTTTGCACGTCGGCAACGTTCCGGTAATGATACGTCGTTGTCCTCCGGTACCAAAATTTCAAACTTTATTCCCTCCGCTTTCAACATCGCCGCAATACGGCGTACAATATCACGGTTAAACTCCCATTCTAACAATTGGGAACCGTCCCCCCAAATAGGGGAACGTTTCCCGGCACAATCCACGCCGTGACCTCCATCAAGAATTACAACTTTACTCATTTTCGTTTTCTCCTTTCTTTTTTTTATTAATGTCCGGGTCGTCCCCAAATTCTTTTTCCAATCTGTCAATTATCGGTTGCAAATGCGACGGCAAAGCCCTTGTAAATTCCAAACGTATAACATGGTAAATAATACGTAATGCCAAATTCCGGGGGTACGCAATAATCAGATTGCGGAACGCATTTTGCAAATACACATACATAAACACGTATGTTAGTGATTTTACCACGATAACCGCCGCATTTTCATCGCCGCAATTTTTCATTATTACAAAAATCGCCTCCACAATAAACAGATACAAAAGCAATTCGCACAATGCGTTTTTAAACTTCCGGAACGAAAAGTTTTTGCATCGCACAATCGCCACGCCGTCCGCCCTCATTCCCGCCCAAATATTGAACGCAAACATTACTACTAACGCATAAACAAAACCCTTTGTCGGGGTTAAATACCCAAATAACGGGCTAACCGTGGAAATGGCGATTATACGCCATTGTTCCCAATTTATTATTCTTTCCATATTATCCTCTCAAATAGTTTATTAGATTATTTTTTGCTATCTTATAATACAAATAATGCCCAATTTTTCCGGGGTGTATCGGGTCTTTATATATTAAACCTTTCATCGTTATATAATTGATTTTTGTTTCCTTATAAAAATCAATTAATCCAACCCCTAATGAATCCGCAAGCTCTCTTATAGCATTTAACAAGTCTTTAAAATATAGATTTTTTACTGAATTATATTCCGGGAATCCCCATGTTGCATTACCCGGTTTAAATGGTGTGCAAAGAAATATTTTACTATTAGGATATAATGTTAGTAATTTATAAACAATATACTGATATGCTTGTTTAAATTGATATGTATCTAATTCATCTATTTGCTCAATTTTTTTTGAATAATCAAATTCTCCTAATGTAGTACCAAACATATCGTTAACTCCTATTTGAACAAATATTATGTCCGGTTTATTTCCTTCCAAATCACCTAAATTTTCTATTCTTTCCGAATATCCAATCCATCTATATTTATATTCTTCTTGTGATACATTTGTGACCGTAGATTGAGATACAGATTGATTTTTTAATATTTTCATTCCGTCAGATATTAGCCTGCCCCACCATGTTTGATAAAAGTTATTTATATCAAATCTTGGATAATATGGATTTGAATAGGAATATTCTTCTCCAAATGTACCCGTACTATCAGAAAGAACTGAAAATGTTACATCACTAAATAAATCTTTATTTTCATCTTTAATAATATATCTATAACTCATTTCAACATTAATTGAAACATAATTCGCAGATGCAACGTCTTTAAATGTTAAGTCCTTTTTATACGTTACAAGTTTATACTTGTATTTATTAGGAGAGGCTGTCAATATATTACCTAAAAAACCTAATGTGCAATTTTTAGGTATAATCTTTCCAACTTCATATTTACCTATTCCTTTTTTACCGTCTATTGAAAAAAAAAGTTTTGCATTACTTCTATCTTCGTTTATTAGATAAATATCAATCAATCCATCTTCTTTTAAATTGAATGTAATATCTTCTATAAGAACATTTGCACGAAAATAGTTTTCATTTGCGTATATATCTCCGCCAACTCCGGAATTAATAGAAAAATCACTCCCCCAATAATACAAAAGAGTTTCTTCAAATTGTTTGTCATTATATACATTTTCGTTTAATGTTCCATAGAATCTCATTGTTATACCATCATACAAATAATTTATATATTCTTTATCTAATTCTATTATAAAAATTTCATCATTATAAGATTTAGCAACAATATTATCAACATCATTGAATTTAGAAATATAATATTCTTTTTTTAGAACGTTATCACTCTTTAACAAGAAATCCATATCGTTCTTCGAGCCTAATACCACCTCTATATTATTAACGCTCTTATCTGATACATACATTTTTTTAATTATGTTGTTTATAGCCTTATTTGAAGAAACCATACTATTTGTTTCTCCAAAAACAAACAATTCTCCATTATCTAAATTTGGTAAAACATTCCCTTCTTCTTCTATGTTAACTTTACCTTGATTGCTTGATATTATATTATTAACAAAGTCTTTATTTATAAATATCAAACTATTTAAACCTCCATTTATTGATACGGTAAAATGGTTCGGAATATTATCTTTATAATAAAAGATTTTTGTACCATTTATTGTAAATGAAACATCATTTTTCGTTCCATAATTTACCTTTATTGTTGATATATCGCTTTGAATAATAGCTTTATTTATAGCCGCATTGACAAACCTACTATCTGTAAAAAATTTTTCGCTTCCCGATATATAGTTAACCATATTATTGGGTATTCCCAAACTTTTTTTTACCCATGAACCATTTTCATTTACAAATAAAGACGGTTCATTATATATTACCTGCGCATCAAAGTTTACATATTCTCCATTTTCAATTGCAATCCAAAAAACATTTTGGTCGGGTGCCCCCGGGTTTGTATTCGGTGTTGCTATTCCTGCAAAGGTTGCATTATCTCCTATTGTTGAAATTATAGTCAATAATGCGTTTTGCATTATCTGTCCGGTAATTTTTTGGTTTCCATTCGTTTTTATAACGCTGGAAATCGCTTGTTTTAATTCTTCGTAATTTCCCATAATCTAATTAATTTAATTGTTGTTGAAATCATTATTGAAATCGCCGTTAAAATCTCCTTTGTTTTCTATTATATAGCCACGTCCTATTTTCTTGACGACGGTGTTTGTTTTAAACTCAATTTCCACGCTTGCCAAATCTCCCTGCGTTTGCCATTTTGGGGTAATAAGAAACGTGTCGCAATCGTATTCCCTACCGTATTTATCCGTTATATGAATGTAATCAGCCATACGGATAAAACGCATAACGT